AAATTGTATAAATAAATTAAATAACCTAATACTAGGTTTATATTAATAATAACTAAATTCCATTGTTTAGCAATCCATACCTGAGGCGTTAATAATAAACCTCCGGTTATATATGTAAACGCCCCAAGATTACCATAACTAATAAGATAAGGTGATAGCATAATAAACGCAGACCCCATATACCCTAATCTAGAAGATAGCCTTTCAGCCGGCGTTAATTTTCGGTCTTTGACTAAAGATCTTAGCCATTGTCTTTTTACAGAATTCATCTTAGCTTTTGAAATAACCAGGCCCTTGAAGACCTAGGCTTACAAACCACCAGGGTTTCAAAGCCTACATAATAACAAAGTTTATAGTCGTCTAAAGTATCATTCCTAACAACTCTTATTTCTTTATCAATTATTTTAATATTACCTTTAGCCAACGTTTGTTTTACCCTATTAGTAAAAGTATATCGTTCAAAAGAATTATCTTCTTTTATATCAACGTATTCATTTGTTCCGCTAACCCATAGCCCATATACTTTTGGGTCCTGAGCAAATGCATATGCACTAATCATTAATAATATTCCAAATAAGTATTTCATTTAATTTTATTTTAATTACCAAATATCTTCAAAATCTTCTCCTTCATTAGCTTTCGAGTAATCTGTTGGTCGAACAGCAAAGAAATCAGTATGAGTATGGCCACCAGTAAGATGATAAAACCAATCGAGTTTTGTTGCTCCGTCTTCGTCAAATGCAAAGTACTCCCCGAGGTCGAAGTAACCAAGTTCTTGTAATTTTTCATTGAGTCTTTTTCTAATAAATTGTTTGAGATCGTAAGCTTTGAGATTTTCAATGTCTCCGAGTTCAAACATTTTATCAATATACTTTTCTTCTGCTTTAAGCATAGCCGTTGCGGCTGTAGTAACATCATCTCTACATTCTTCTAATAGGTTAGGCATTTCTTTACACATATGTCTAAACAACCTACACCCCATTTTACTATGCAGCGATTCATCTCTTACTGACCACTTCATTTGCTGCCCAATACCTTTTAACAAATTTCTTAATTGAAAAGAATATAATACAGCAAAAGCAGAATATAGACTAACTCCTTCAGCAAAAGCAGAGAAAATAGCCAAGGATTTTGCGATACCAACCAATTCAGTTCCTTTATAAGCGACGAGGTTGTCAAATCTATCCATCGTTGCTTTATCTTGTAAAAATGCTTCAAAGTTTTCTAATCCTAAAGTTTCATTTAAATAGCTGTAAGCTACAGCATGTATTGTTTCTTGGCTACCAAACATCATGGCCATTTGTTGTATTTCATGCTTAGGGAACCAACCAACAACTTTTTGTGTCCAGTAATCAGATACAGCACACTCTGTTTGAGCAAAGCCTAAAAGTATGTTGCCAACTAAATTTTTTTCTTCTTTAGTTAACTTTTCTTTCCAGTCTTTAACGTCACCCTGCATGGGTATTTCAGTATGTAACCAAAATGCTTGTGCTTGCTTTAGCCAGCCATCATTATAATATTCTGGGTATTCAAAAGGTTTATACGGTATCCTTTCCTTGAATAGACTCATTCTCTTCTTTCTTTTTATAATTATCTTTTAATGCTTCTAACGCTTCGTTATAATCAGGTAGTCTTTTAACTAGTTCAAGAGTACCTACGCTTAAATCTTTTAGATTAGTCATCTCATTAATAAGCCTATTAACAGCCGCTCCTAAAGATTCTAGCTTATTCTGCATTTCAACTAATTTTGTTTCTTTCATATATTTTTACTTAATATAATTGGACTTGCGTCTTTATTATGATTAACTTCATAATGACTGTTAAATTCTTTAATTAATACTTTTTTGTTTTTAAATCTTTTAGGAAATCTTTTTAATGCATACTCTTCAACCTTGCTCATCTTTATATATTGTTAAACATAATTCTACAAACGGTATGTATAGCACATGATCCGTAGTTTCTTTATTTACGTAGCTTCTGACTCCGGCTAAAACACCGGGGTATAAACCTAATGATAACTCCCATCCAGACATTTTTCTTCTTTTAAATAGTAATTTAGCATTTTCATATGAAATTTTATTCTTTCTGAATAATGATCACTCCATGTAAAATCCATGCTGTCTTCCAATTCTTTCGATTCCTGAGCCTTTAATGATCTCTCCTTTGATATATTTTTTAACATCTCTTTCAAGTTTACGTCTTTTATACATTAATCGCGATTGCTTCTTCTGTTGTTCTTTATTAGTTGTATTGTCAAATCCACTTCTTTCTGGTTCTGCGGTTTGTAAAGCGTCTTTCCAATATTGTTTTTCGTAAGCCATAGTTTAAATAGTTTCCAACGCAAAGGGAAAGATTCATTAGCTCTCCCTTTACATTCAATTATATAATCTTTTCCCACAAAGTCAGGTGTATACTTAATTCCCAGTATTTTTTTTTGCCCTCGGTTTGTATAATCACCTTTTCCATTTGCTTGTTTTTCGTAAGATTGGCTTTTAAAGTCAAAACCTTCGATAAGTTGAAAAACCTCGTTTTCATATCCTTCAAATAATTTAGCTTTTTTTAAAGCCATATAAGTATATCTTTCTAAACCAGAAGCAAAATTAATCCCATCAAAGCTTATTTTTTTAGCTTGTACTGGGCCTCTTTTTTTTGATCTTCTTTTCATTAGGTTGTGCTTGTTGTCCACGTCTTGTCTACATTATACCCTAACTGATCTGGCGGGCCAGGATCTGGGTATGCTGATACAAGCTCAGGATCTGTTACTTCTAGGTCTTTGATGTAACAGTCTTCAATTTCTTCGCGCAGTGTCATACGTGCTTTTTCAATATAGTTAACGGCATCCATTAATTCTTCTTGTAAATGGTTAAGCCAGGTATCTAATGGTTGGCTGTCATCAAATAAAGTAACACCGTATTTTTTAAAACCTACGTCTGAACGCTTTTGAATTTTGTTTACTACTTGTTGTATAATTTTATCACGCATCTTTTACAAATGTTCCGTTAATCATTCTACCAGTTCTATTAGATATTTCATTATATGCAGCACCAATGCAATCTTCAATATTGGTACCGACAAGGTGGGCAAGATTAGTAAGAACGACAACACTATCACCAATAGCATCAATAATACCCGCCTTATCATCTTTAAGTATGGCTTGGGATAATTCTCCTGATTCTTCATATAATTTAATTAGTTGTGTTTTAATATCACCCTTGTCATACAAACCTCTTTCTTTAGCCCATTCTCTAATTAATTTAAATTGATCTTGATGAGAATATAGCTTTTCTTTAGTTAGAGTTTGGAATTCACCCGCTTCAGCCATAGCCTTATTATAAATGTAACACGAATTAGGCCCAAATTGGCTATTATGTACATTGGACATAACCCAATCAATTTTATCGGTTGTATCAAGCTTAAACACACCATACTGTGTTTCAATTTCTAAATCTGCTAAAAACTTTGCGTCTAATTCTTTAGTAGATGTTTTAAACGTTGTTGTTGTGGGTGATGAACTATGCTTATTCATATTCTTTTTAAATAAATCTTTATATAATTTGCGGTCTACTTTGTAACCCAAGTCTTCCTGCAATTGCTTTTCTGCCCGAGAAGCTTCTGCAACATTATCTGTTTCAAAAAGTATTTCAAACTCGCCTGGTTTATATCCCTGCACTTCAATAACGCGTTTTTGTACGTTAGTTGTACATCCTACTTTAATTCCGGGTATGTGATAAATTTTATATTTACCTTTTTTAAGTTCTATCATGTATTTAATTTAGCTTTAATTGGTTCGTGGGGATTATAATCCGATAAATGTATCATATTTTTTGTAGGTATTGTTACGAAGTCTCCTGCCCCTTCTGCAATAAATATTCCGAGGTCAACTCCCACGTAAGGCAAACCCCTAAAATCACGGGATAGTTGCTGTTTAGCTTGTTCGATATGATTGTTATACAAATGGCAATCGCCGAGTGAAGCAGTAAGGCGCCCAGGTCTATAACCCGATCCTTTTGCCAGCATAAGTAATAGTAAGCCATACATGGCAAAATCATAAGGCAAACCAAGAAACACATCAGCAGATCGTTGGTTCCAGAGTAAATCAAGTTTTCCATTGTTTATATATATTTGAAAGCCGTAATGACAAGGAGGCAGAGCCATATCACCCAGATCATTGGGATTCCATAAGCTTGCCATGATGCGCCTTGATGACGGTTCTTGTTTAATTTGCTTGAGTATTTTTTTAAGCTGATCAATACCATTAAAGTTCCTAAGCTGATGCCCATAAACAGGACCAAGCGTACCGTCAGTTCTACCTGATCGCTTATAATCAGCATTCCAGTAAGTAACACCGCGATCGTTGAGGTAAGCAATGTCAGTGCGTCCCTGTAGTATCCATAGTAATTCTGTAACTGCATGGTTAAAATATATTTTTTTAGTTGTTAATAAAGGAAACCCAAGCTCCATGTCATGTCTAAGCATTCTTCCAAAGACAGATTGCGTTCCAGTGCCTGTTCTATCTTCTTTTTGTGCTCCTCCGTGGAGTATTCCTGATAGTAATCCCCTGTACTCATCTTGTACGTTTATCATAATAATATTTACACATTTCGTAATAACTAGGCCATATAGTATCTTCATCATATATACTAGGTGCAAGGTTTATTTTTTCACCTTTTACATATGGTCCAACATTTATACCTATTTTCCATTTTCCAAACTCACCATTAATACCTAACGGTGATATTCTTATATTGTTTCTAACACAATATATATATGCGTCGTTCTCTTCTTTAGAAGGCAAGTAATCGGGTAATTTATAATCTTTTTTCTTTTTAGCCATTAATCCCAAGGCATTGGTTCATTGCTAAAAGTGTTTATAGGTATGTAATCACCAGAAGCATGATTCCATTTAAAATGGACTTCTGCTTGATTCTCACCTAAGTTTTGAAATTTTACTTTAAGTACTTTTACCTTTACGGAATTATTACTATAGTCTCTGTGAACTAATAGCCCGTGGTAAGACGCATCGTACCATTCACCACCACCTTTAATATTATACATAGTTGGCTCATCCATAGTACCATCGTCTCTTTTGTACATTTTAGTTGGGTGCGCTACAACAACTACTAAAACATCATACTTTTTTGCAAAAGCTTCTATTCTAGCTAAGTATTCCATTGTTGCATCTGGTATAGACATATCAGAAGCACCTTTCATTTTAACTTTATTGTAAGGATCAATTACTAAACATTTAATACCTTTTCTTTTAACAAGCTCAGCACCTTTTTTAAGTACTGTATCTAAATCATACCGTTCTGCTTCTATAAAGTAAAAGTTGTCATTTACTATATTAAAGCAACGATTCCATTTGTCAGTGCCTAAGTCATTTTCTTTAGGCATCCACCCACCAATTTTTCTAATTAGCTTATGCGCATGCAAAAATGTTGGTTTGTTTTCAGGCGAAGCAAAAGCTGTTTTCCAACCGTACTTTAGTTGGTAACCCACAGCCATTCGATCAACAAAATCAGACTTGCCAGAGCTAGGCACACCTGTAACGGTGATGAATTGTCCTGTGTAAGTACTGAATATGCTATCAAAGTTATCAAGACC